ACAGCCCAGCTGTAGATGCTGTAAGCCCTGTAACACCAAGGTACAACTCAATGCTTTGTGATGTGCTACCGGGAACTATTGTTATTGCACTAGAGTTGCGCTCTGTAGGATTATATAGACCAGTCGCAGTCAAACTATAGTCGTTATAAGCACCAATATGTGGTGTGCCGTTTCCTGACCAAGGGTTGCCATATATATCAGTTGTTGGTACACCAGTTGCGCTATATCCCGGTTGACCAGCAAGTGCAGGAATAACAGTTGTTCCAGTTAGTGTTCCTGCGTTTTCCAAGTACACACCATAACCATTGCGTTCGTAGTTAGGACTAATACCAAATAGTCTATTTTCACTTATAGATTGTAAGTTGTATGGAGAAATGTAATTGATTCCATATCCTGTATAAGTAAATGAATTAGTTTGAATCCACGCCGAATTTTCAATAGCATTACCCGTAGAAACAGTGCTCGCACCTTGTGTAAGAATCCAAGTAGAACCTGCCGGACGAAGACCTGAATGCAAGTTAACACAATTTTTTGCGATAATGTTTCCTTTACTATTACTTGCAGAGACAGAGGTAGAGTCACAGTTGACCATATAAATGCCTCTTGGGCCAACTGCACCACCAGTGTTTAATGAAATACCAAAACCAACGCACCTATCAAGTGTAATATTGTAATCATAGTTTGACCCAGTAGCTGCAAAACTTGTATTGTCCGCCAAGAACCCACTATTACCGGCCCACATCATACATTTTGTAAATAAATAATTTCTTGAAGCAAGTATGTATGCACCAGTATTAACTACGCTTATTGCAGTGTTTTGCTGAAAAGACGTACCTGCCCATATACATTTATCAAACTTTAAATCAGTTGTGTTTGCCAGCAACATTATTGTTCCGTTTACAACTGCTGTTTCAAAAATTAAACTTTCAAAAATCAAGTTACTTTTTAATGTTATTGATATTAATATTCCACTTCCAACACTAGTGCTTACATCTGATGTTGAACGGTTAGAAATTAATACTCTTCCAGCAGTAACTCCCGTAAATTGACTGCCTGTAGGATTGCCAATAATACGTGTAGTAGTGCTATAGGTTCCATCAACAGGTATTACACCTCCTGTGTCACGATAATCACCCGGTGCAATATATAATGTGTCACCAGATCCTATACCTGTACTACTTACAGCCCTACGAAATGTTCGCCACGCTTGTCCAGCCGCTTGCCCAAGACCAGTGTTAGCGTCGTTGCCATCTACTCTTAAATAGTACGTAGCCATTATTGAGCCGCCAATCCAACTTGCGTTGCCATAATAATAGAGAATTCAGTTACGTACCGCTCTTGAAAAACAATGTCTTGCTGTGCCCACCAAGTAAACATACTTGTTCCGTCTTGTCCCATATTGGCAATCAAAGTTCCATTGTTGTCATAAATGTCACCAAAGATAAGCCAGTCAGCAACAGCATTTGGATTAGGCTCAATGCGGAAGTTCTGAAAGTTCACTTCTTCATCTTCCTGTTTGCAATAGCGACCAACGTAAGATCACGTAGCATCTCAAGGTCTGATGTACTCATAAAGTCTAGGTTGTCAGCAATCTGACGCAATACCAAAGCCTCACCAAAAGGTATCTTGACTTCAGGGACGTTAGCGATCTTCTTTACAAATTTGCTTAGCCAAGACATTTTATTCACTTACCTTTTTTAAAGACTTCTCGATGATTAGGTTAAAAGCTTGTACCGTACGCAGACCAAGTGTGCCAAGTAAAAATGATAATCCGATCATCTGATGTGGCTGTTCCCAGCCTAGTTGATGAGCCATGATAGGAGTAAGGTAGATAGCAGACGCAGTGCCAGACAGAACTGTGATGGCTCCTTGGATCACATTCTTGATATTCTTCCAATCAGTGCCAATTAACGCACCGATAAAACCAGCAAGCAGCGTGTTCAAGTCAATTTGCAACTTATCCATTGATGTCCCTCGTCGTTTCACTGACTTTTCTCACCTCCGGTAGTTTAACTGAAAACACTGGTAGGTTGCTATCTTGTCGCATAAAGAAAGCAATTAACGCGGTTGTCATAGCGGGTATACCAGCACGAAGGCCCTCAATGCCAGAAAGAAGTAGAGCGCGAGTCACCGTTCCAAAAGATGCCGTGTCAGCAATATGTTGTTGCTTCCATGCAGCATCAAACTCTGGCGCCGCTGATGCAATAAACGCACCTGCTGCGATAAGGATCATGCGGCCCCATGCTACGTTCATTTTGGTTGCACCGGAGGGATTGCAAATGGGCCACCAGGACTCTTAAGTCCAGCATCCAGCTGAATGTACAACTGCATACGGATGCCGTTATACATGTTATTCCAGAATGACCTTTCAGCTAATGTCGGATCATCAACGTTTTTCATAACAACTTTATTGGCAGCATATGCAGCAAGCGATTGCCTAAGAATGTCATCAGGAAGGAAAGAGAAAGACTTTAGGTTGTCGGTCCCGGCAATACCACTTAGTGTCGTATCAGGCATACCGTAACCGTATACAGTAACCGTCAGAGCGGAACTACAGAATGGATACAGGCTAATTGCGTAGTTATCGTGTCGATACCAATGAGTCACATTGGTTGTAGTAGCCGTAATATTTGCAGCGTATCCAAGGTCGTGCGAACGAATACTTGATTCGCTCGCGTGAGTGAGCCTAGTTGCGGACAAGTAAACATCTGAAGGAAACCACAACTGACCAGCAGCCGGCAGCGTTATTGATACATCTGACAGTTGTTTAGTTCGGATGCTAGGCCCAAAAGCAAGAGTCCCATTGGCTGGAATCGCAACACATGAACGACATAGGTCGGCGACACCCTCCATGATGAATCTATTGATATTGGAGTCGCTGTCATCGCCAGCCGCTATTGTGCCAAGACCTGTAGACAATGCGCCTACAGTACTGTTTGTAGCTTCATTTAGGAGCTTGTAGACCTCTTTGCGAATAGTCTGTATAGTTTGCGCCATTACGGTGTTCTCCTGGAGTACGTAGCCGCGTAGGACTCTACCAGTCCAAGACGCTCGTTGTATTGACCGTTGTAGATAGCAAATCCAGCCTCGTTACCAATCATGGCGGCTTTGTTAGCCAACATTCCATAAACAACGCAATCGTGAGCTACATTTGGCAACGGACATTCGTCATTGTCAGTAGGTGTCTGTGCTACGCCAGTAGTCGAGTAAACCCAGTAATCACCAGGGATAGCATATCCCTCAACAAGTAATCCTTGTGTTACAGCTGCATTAGGAATTGGGTAAACACCAATCCTATTCATTCCATGTATGACAGCGTATTCAGGATATGAAGCGGTTGCATCACTTCTAAATTGGTCAACCTTTTGATCGAACGCATCGAACAAACGCATACGTCGATACTCGCCAAGGTTGTTTTTGGCTTGTATGTTACGGATCTTATACAGATCCGGAGCGCAGTACTCTTTAGTATCTGCGACCAGATCGAGATACCGACGGCCAAAGTAGCAGTCGGTAGCTCGAGCGATCTGGTTGGTCGTCTCAACGATTAGGAGTTCGAGACCAAACGGATCCTGGTCCGCATCCGAACCGAAGTAATGCCGACCTAGTAGCCGGAATCTCCGTTTGATCTCTCCCCTAGTCATTACGAGTAAGACCCATCCTTACCGGAAACGATGGCTGCCGCAGAGACATATGTCACGTTAGGAGTTGTACCACCGTTGAAGACTGGAGTTGCTGTTACACGCAGTCTGTTGTAGTTGTCAACAACAGCACCCGTTGAATCAACAAAGCTCTGTGGGACAATTACTGGAAGGAACGCCGTAACGCCACCATCAGGAATATTCGCTGTAACGGCACCAACCGTCATTTTGAATCCATCTGCAAGTTGTGCAAATGTTCCAGTGGTTGCTGCACCAAGTACCTGACCTGGAGTGCCGGCAACAGTGAAGAAGTTAGTTCCATCCTTAGATGCTTCTACACTGAAAACCCAAGCAATACCAGTTGGCGAACCAGTAACTGTTGTTGCGTTAACTGTGAAACGAACGATCAGCTCACGACGATGACCTTGAATAAAAGGATCAATAGTCAGAGTAGCTGAAGTTTGCTTGGTACCACCTACAGCGGCGGATCCTCCAGCAAACGTAGGAAACAAAAGCAATCCATCTCTTGCCATAATTTACTCCTTAAGCAATCTTAACGTTGAAGACGCGACCGATCGCACGCGTGTGTGGGACCCAAAGACCGACACCCCAGTCGAATACGATGTTGTGAAGGACGCCGTTTTCCTTTGACAAACCAAGGTAAGTTGGCTTGAATGGGCCTGGCTGCCATCCTGTACAGTAACCATCACCGTAACGAACGGCGAATAGCGACTGGAAGTTAGTGCCAGTAGTAGGAACACCAGCGGCTGTTTCAGGACCAAGGATGTGCGTCACACCATCAGATCGACGTCCGACAGAACGAATCTTTGCACCCTTGTACATTTCGACTGGACGGTCGTATGAGTCCTTGGTAACGTCAAATCCAGCGCCGATACCCATAGTACGGATACCGAACTCAATAGCACGCTTGAGCGCTTCAGATACGTAAATGACGACGCCATCTCCGTCTGGAGCGTTCATGTTATCGAGGAGAGCTTGTAGGCGCTCCATGAAACGGTTTGTACCAGCAGTTGTCGTCAAGTCAGCACCGGAAGCTCCGTTACCATTGATAGACATTTCAGCTGGAATGTCAAACTGCTCTGGGTTTGTCAGGCGATAACGAAGTCCAGGGAAACAATCCACGTCGTTGCCAGCGGCAGTTGACGTCGGATCATTATCAATCAGTTTCTGATTGAAATCGTAGGCGAGTGCTTCCATGAAGTAGTTGATCTGCATTTGAACAGGGTCAACAATGTTGTTTGGCTGATCAAGAAGAACATGGTCAACCTGGATCTTGTTACGGATCAGGTACATGGATTCTTCGTACTGCTTCGGCTTACCCTTGGAAACAACTGGTTCTTCGTTAATCGTAGCCCAGTTGATCGTTGGGAAAGCGTTAGCCTGGTTGATCATACGAGTGCCAACCTGGCGGAGAGAAGGGTTCGTGACAAGCGGGATATCCTTCAAAGCGTTCCATGTCTGGTGAAGAGACTTTGTGATCTCCTTCACCAATGGGTCGTTCGAGATAATAGCTTGGTCAGCAAGTGTCAATGCATTTGCGTCTGGCATAATTTAATCCTCTTAGATCGAATTTCGTCCTCGGTTGATACCAAGAAGATCTGACCATCCACCACGCTTCTGTTGGCCATTGTTCGCAGGCGCCATACGAGGCGATCCGCTCTGTCCAATAGGTTGTGGTGCGCGACGGCCCTGACTTACTTTAGCAGCAACTTCGGGTACGAGTGAAGAAACGATTGTGCGAACCTGTTCGTGTACAGCCTCTACTGCTTGATATGGGTCATATCCAGCGGCAATGAGATTGTCTACGAGCGCAGGTGCGCGCGCGGCCAACGGGAACTGGTCCAATGCAACATCTCTCTGTTGCATCATCATATAGTTGTTGACTTCTTCCATCTGTCGCTCATACTGCATCTTAGAAAGCTGAGCTTCCATCTGCATCTGTGCAACGTTTGGATCTACACCTTGTTGGTCTACTAAGCCTTGATAGTACTGGCGAAGTTGTGCTTCCTCGGCTTTTGCTGCCTGTTCCGCTTGCGCGGCAAGCACTGCCTCAGCGTCTCCGTACCCCTGACTTTCAAGTTGTTCAATAACTGAACTCCACTTGCTAAGTTTCGACTCAACGTCTTGAAGCTGCCGTGCCTTTTCATTTACCTCACGAAACCTTTCGTAGGGTACAGCGCCCGGCTGCTCCTCGGGTGCTTCAGGTGTTACATTCCGATTGATACCTAAGACTTCATCTAGGATGTCGTCGTAGTTAGCATCTTCGTAACCACCATCGTAATCTTGACTCGCAGCCTGACCATCTTGCTCGCTTGTCGCCCATTGCGAGTTATCTCCGGGAGCGGCGTTCTCCTGGATAAAGTCCCGAACCGCGTTCATCATTCCTGACTCGCCCGTCGCCGCTGCTGGTGAGTCAGCGGTCCGTGTCACCATCTCTTCAGGCATGTATCAGTTACTCCTATCTTAGCACATCAACTTTTTATTTTGGTACGCGAGTACCCTGTTGCTGCGCTTCCCCTGCTCCTCTATCGGAGATTAGGTCCTTACTAACATCTGTGATGGCCTTAGCCGCATAGTTGTTAGTTTCAATCTTGGCTTGCTCTTGCATCTTCTGAACGTCGAGCATTGCCTTAGCTTGATCCTGCTGCATCTGAAGTTGCGACTTCATCTGCTCTGCCTCAGGATTAAATTTCTGTTGTGCTGCAAGTTGTGCTTGCTGCATCTGCTGCATCTGTTGCTGCATAGCCTGCTGCTTCTGAGCTTGATATGCAAGGTTTTGCAGGATGTCAGATGTTTCAGGCAACTGTAACATACGGACAACCATAGCGTTTGTCTCTGGGTCATTCGGGTCACCGAATAAGCCCATCTGACGAAGCATGACAACCTTCTGTAGTTTCTGATCATCCGACTCACGTTGTGATGAACCTGGTATGTAAACAACTCGGTATTGTCCACCAGATCGGATTGAATCGTAACTAATGATTCCCTGTTGAATCTCATTGCGTGGATTCACGTTGTCATCGACTGATCCAATGAATGGCGCAACAGCAAACTGTTCGACTAGGGAAATCTCCCACTCTTTGATTGCCGCAATGCTCCGTTCAATGTCAGCCCGGATGTAACTATGCTGTGTGTTGTCAGCTCTTTGCAGTAACTTAACTGCTTCAGCTGGCGTGCCGGCTTGTGCCTGTCCTTGACTAACGTCATGCAGGCCAGCAATATCCATCATGTCTTTCTCAAATGATTGAAGCATCGGGAAGATCTCGTTGGAGATTCCAGGCGCTCTTTGGATTTGAGGTGGCTGTGTACCCCGGTTGTAATAGACCTTTCGGTATATACGTCCCTTGTCATCAATGTCATCACTTGACTGCTGGAAAGCATCGGCGCCAATGTTCGCCCCACGCTCAACCATGATGTAGTCTTTGTTCTGTTCAAACTGCTCAATCATGCGACTGTAAACGCGGTTGTACCCAAGTTGCAATGGACACAAATCGAACGCCAAGCTATGACCGTAAGGAGTACCAGATCTAGGTTGCCATCGAAGCGGGATAAAAGGAAACTTGTCCTTCTTGCTATATGGCCAATCCCCAGCGTACAAAAGGGCTGTGTTTGTACTTACAATGTAGCGTCCGTTTGGATAGATAGCAGTAGGTTTTTCCCAGTACTCATAGACAATGGAACTAGCTTTCTTTATGTCTACATTGTTCAGCCTGGATGTTGACGGTTGAACCCATCCCGTACCACTTGCGTTAGCGCCTTCTAGGTATGCGTCTACGTAGCCGGCATTCTGCCCACTAATGGCATCTGGTTGAACTAACTTACCAGCGTCACCATAGTTGTCTACGAACCATGAAAGCGGCTTAATTGATGCATGAATAATGTAGCGAACATCCTCGTCACGAAGTGCTTTAGGATCCAAGAATACATTGAAACATGGGACGATCTCTTCGTCTACGTCACCAAGCGGTAGTTCTTTGTAACCAGTAATCTCACCGCTATCCAAGTCACGCATTGGTATGACTACTGGAGACTTTGCATTCCAGCTCATCTTTACAAAGCTGGTGCCAGTAATACAAGCCCATCGTACTCGTTCTTTAGTCTGTGTCTCGCGCGAGAACTTTCGTGTATAGTGGCCGGCAATAAAGTTAGCTTCATCAGCAGCTTGCTGGTCCTTAGGATTGTAAGACAAAGGTACAGCGCGACAGTCCGGAGCTACTTGAGTCAGTTTCCCAACAACACCATCGATAAGGGGTCTCATCTTATTGACGGTCATGTAGCGGTGCGGTGGATCTCTGTCACTTTGAAGTGTTACAAGGTTGCGCGTCTGACTGTTAATGCGAAACCACTGCCTACCTTCAAAGAAGGCCAAAGCCTGCGCCCACTCGATTTCCATCTCCTGTCGCGCACGATATGCTTCATCAAACTGGTTGCGAACATAACCGATTACCTTCTTGGCTTCTTCGGGTTGTTCTTTTGGATCTACTGACCACTGGTTAGGTTCAATGTCGATACCAAGGATATCGTCGTCTTCTACTTCGGTAGAGGTTACCTTAAAGCTACCGCGCATGCCTGTTGATTCAGGGCGTTGCAAGGCTGCCATCTGAGGCGGCTTACGTAACTTAGCTGTGATATTAGCCAACATCTGCGGAAACAGATCGTTTGGTATCTTTTGCTGCTTGGGTTCCATCAGATGTAGTAATCCTTAGTGCGATGGTATTC